AAATCAATGTCGCGATAGACACCGAGGATCTGCAAGCGCTTTACCGTCGATGGGCGCAATTTGGTGCGGTGCGTTACACGTTTTGCATTGCGCAAATCAGTGGCGCTGTTGCTGACGATCAAGTCATCCGCATCCACACTCTCGCTCACTGGACGATTCCGCAGCGGGCAAAAATAGACTTTCTTGAAGCTTGTCCCACCAAAACCCAGCATGAGCAGCATGCGATCCGTGTCAGGGTAATACTCGCTCGCAACCGCTGTAAGGTAGTGGTTCATATCCTTTTCAAGGGCGTTGCCCAATTGATCTTGCTCAAGGGTAGACGCCACCGAATCGTTGCGGATCTTAACCGGGCCATCGGTAGGCAGCATTTCGCTGCGGGCGTTTGCTTGGAACCGCAGCACTGCTTCAAGCAGCAGCGGGTGGCGGATGCGGGACATGCCTTCCACCGGAGCGCCGTCAGCCGATCCCTGCAAACCGGGGATCTCGATCTTTAGGCCCAGCAGCTTAATGCCCTGTGCGCGATCCTCAATCCACTCACGGCGACTTTCAATGTCATCGCCAACGCCGCGCATCAGTTCTTCGGAAATGCGTGTCAGTTCGCCGCCGTCAATGTCATCGACGAGGTTGCGGAACCAATCCTTAGCGCGCTCGGCTTCAGTCTCTTCGCTGCCGATGCCTTTGCCGTTAAGGGAGATCGAGATCGACCCATCGGGATGCTCAATACGGAGGATGTTGCCCTTGTCGTCCCTGTCAACCGCAGGCGCGTCATCATCGACAATGACCTGAACATCATCGTCATTAGACGCGATGTTGGGCATCTCCGGGGCTAACTGGCGGATGTTGGGCACAAGCCCCGGCGTCATAGGCATTGGTTATCCCTTTGAAATCTCTTGGCTTTCCATCTCCGCGACGAAACGCCGAATGCCTTCTTGCGCGGCTATTGTATCCGATTGGGCCATAATTTCATAGTGACGAACGAAGTCATAGGGGTCTTGACCCCATACCTCGACCCGGAAGTTTCCTATGGTCTTTGGTGTGTTAGGCTTGATGACTTCGACTGTGGCGCTTGCTAGTACCTGTGCCATTTTAATCCCCGTTTAAGGGGTTCACTATAGCATAGTTTTGGTGGGCTGGGCGAGGGCTCCAGCATCTTGGGTGCCTGTTGCGCGACAGGGCCTCACCGGTCTTTCCGGCCACCGCAGTTCAAATACCATAGAGCGAAGGCGGTGGCGAACCTGTGTGGTACATTTGGCTATCAAGATCGGCTGCAAATTCAACATTGCGAGTTAACAACCCAATCTCGCGCAGATGACGCAGCGCCATGCTGACCGTATCGACCAGATCGTCATGCTTGCCCTTGGGGAACGTGCTGACTTGCGTGATTACCTGATCAGCCCATGTCCTATCAGGTGCATAGATCAGGCCCTCCGCAAATAGATGCTGCACCGAGTACAGCCGCGAAAGCTTGTCTTGGCTCTTCGGGTCTACAAGTTGAACAGAAAAATCCTCGTGGGCAAACAATCGGCGGATTTCTTGCGCCACACTAATTCCAGCGGCCTTATTCTCAATGAGTATTTTATCAATCTTGTACTCTTTCATGGTCTCCGAAACTTTAAGAACCAATTCATGAAGCTCCAAACGCTCTTGCCACGCAAACATCATCATGACCCTCGGCTGCTCTTCAGCCGCTATTCGCCTGATGACCGAGACCGTTTCCTCATCGCGCCCAATGACCCGGTTAGCCATTGCATTGCGGGAATAGCTGTCTGAAAACACGCCAAACACTGTCATGGCCGAGTAATCATTCTCGGTCTTCGTCGTGTACGCCGTATCCAGCGAAGCCATCACATAATCCAGCGGGGGAAACTTCTCGCGCTCCCAAAGCTGCCACCACTCCCGCTTAATGACGCCGCCACCGGCTGGCTCAGGCCGTTGCTGAAGCTGCCCAGCGGACTTGTAAGGCCCCATCTCGCGTTCAAGGCTCTTGACCTCTGGCTCACCAAAACGCTCAGGCCACAGAAGCTCTCCAGCCTCAACACGAGGGTCTTTCCAGCCGATCACCGTATGGAACGAACGTTCCGGCTCATACCGCATCGGCAGGCATAGGTGCGTCCACTCCCCGTGATCCTTGCCCAAAATATGCCCGGTCAGATCTTCTTCACCAAGGCGCTGTTGAATCACAACGAACGCGCCCGTCTTCGCATTGTTCAACCGGGTTGAGAGCGCGCCATCCCACCATTCGATGGTGCTGGCGATAGTAGCCTCCGAGAAGGCCTCCTGCGCGGCGTTAGGGTCATCGACAACAATAATGTTGCCGCCTTCACCCGTCAGCGATGAGCCCACCGAGGTAGACAGCCGGGAACCACCTTGATTGTTGTCAAAACGGGTCTTCGTATTCTGATCGGACATAAGTTGGAACCGATCACCCCATATTCTTTGATACCAAGGGCTCTCAATCAAGCGGCGGCACTTTGTTGAATCACGCAGGGACAAGCTTTGAGCATAGGACGCATGCAGGAACTGAACGCCGGGCCCGCTGGTGTCGCTCTTATGCCTCTGCGCCCATGTAAACGCAGGGAACGCTACGGAGGTCAGGGACGACTTTGCGCAGCGCGGAGGTATGTTGATGATGAGCCGCTTGATGTCGCCGTCTACGACCGCCTGAAGGTGTTCAGCAACCGCCTCAATGGGCCAGCCGTGGGCAAACGGAGCAGGATCAATGTACTTCCACCCATTCATCAGAAACGCATAAAGCGAATCCTCATACTCGGCTCGGTCTAGATCCCGCAATTGCTCATCGATGGAAATCGTTTTGCCGTCAAGTTGAAGGATTTTCATTTGCTTGCCTTGGCCCAGCATTTAACCGGCAACCGTGTGAACGTGAGATACTTTTTGCCGGTGTCGGCATCGCGCCAGCAATCGAGATAGGCTCGCACCGAGTGCGTGGTGCGGCGGGTGAATATTACATCGCCGTCAGCTTCCTCGTAGGCATAGCCGTTCGCGTCGTCTAGCTCCGGGCGACGGAGCCATCCGTAGCGATAGTGCCAGCCGCTGGAGACATAGGTGTCGTCTGTCATGCTGTTATCGTACCACATTTGACAACCCGCCCAAAATCCAGATCGTGGTGAAGTTCCCAAAAATAACCTTCGGGCGGTTGGAAGCCATAGGCATGGACGACCATGCCCGGAATCCACATGCCCATCATCATGCGGGCCTTCCAGCGGCGTCTAGAGGTTCGTTTGAGGATCATCTTCAACTTCCAGTGCTTGACGAGCGATAGCCCGCATGGCCTTTGATACGTTGCAACAATCCCAATCCGTGGACAGTTCCCGCAGCGCCGCCTCCAGCCTTTCGATGCGGTCGGCGGCGGCCTCTAGCATTTCATACGTTTCAGTTCTGAAGGCTTTTTCGCGCAGGCGCTTCACAAGATTAGTCATCTTTCCCCTCCAGTGCTTTGCGGGCGAACATTTTTAATGCTTCAGCGTTTGGCGGTGCTGGCACCTCACAATGCACGATGATATCCCGCAGCGCCGCCTCCAGTTTCGCGATGCGGTCGGCGCGCTCTCCAAGCACTGTGTTGTAACGCGCCAGCCAGTCTTGCCATTGCGGGAACGTCAGTTCACCGACTGCTGGTAATTTAAGATCGTAACCCATGTCGTCGCTCACAGCCCTTCCCCCTCTTCAAAATCCAACTCAACCTTGATGCAGGCGATGCGGTCGCACCGATATTGATCCGCCAATTCTCTCGACAGATGAAGAGCGGGCTTGCTGTCGCCATATACATTTACCCACACCGTCCGCTTGTGGCGGGGGCGGACTTCGATGAGATCATAGGGATGCTCTTCGCACAACATGATGCGACCTGCGCCGGTCCATGTCCTATGCTCCCAACCTTCTTTATCAAGCATTCCTCCATGAATTTTTCCGTTAGCCCCATCCGTCGCATAGATGCGGACTTCACGGCCATCTCTGGTTTTGTAGACCTTATTTTTGTCAATCATCACTCATCCCCCTTGTTAGGCTTCCAATCTGGAAGATTCAGCTCATCTCTTACAATTCCCGTAATGTAGCCAATTACCCACCATCGTCTTCCATTGTCCTGTTCAGCCATTAGATGCCATCTGTCACCATATGGGCCAATACTGAATTGATGGAAATTGTCATCGCCACCCCACCGTTTTACAAAATCAATGTTAAGCAACTCCTCAAGAGTTTCGAAGTTTTTCGTCGCCGGATCGAATCCAGACACGAAGTTTGGTATATGTTGTTTGATCGTTCCCATCACTCATCCCCCTTTGAAGATGTCACGCAGCGTCTGCCACATCATGTAAGTGAAAAGAATCACTGTTCCGCCTATCATGAACAGCGCCCAGATGATGAAGATCAGTTGGCCCAGCGTCTTAAGGTAATCCATCTTTCTTCTCCATCCCAACAAGCGTTCTGGCAAAGTCTAAGCTTTTATTCACATATGGTTCACCGGCTGCTTTGGCTAATGTTTCATTCACTTCTTCATTTCGGATCATAAACTTTAAAACATTTTCCAATTCTTTAACGCGAGACTTTAATTTTTCATTATCCTCTAACAAGCTCAGTACAATTTGTTCGTAGCGAATCATAATTTCAGATTGTTCCATCTTTCTTCTCCATCAGTTGCTTTAGCTTTGCTTTGTTCTCATCATCCAGATAGTAGCCCAGCCCGCGCCGGGTGCAGACTTCGATGCCATGCTCCCGCAGCTTCTTCTTCAACTTGTGCAGCGCCACCTTCACCCGGTGGCGGGCATAGTCATCGCCTTCGCCACGGTTGATGTGGCCGCTCCTAGAGCAGATCGCATCGAGGTAAGCGTAGGTGGCGAGGCGCTTGCTGTAGATGCCTAGCAGCAAGGCTGAATGCTGATAGGAGAACAGATGCAGGAACGGGTTGTTCACCGGCACGAGGTCTTCGCGAAGCTGGCGCAGTTCTTCCTCAAGCTTGCCAATGTACCTCGTCAATGAGGCGATGTGGATGTCAGCGGAGGTTGTCATTTCCGGGCTCCCCGCCAGATGTCATCGACCATCTTCCCGATCTGGTCACGCACTGCGGCATCGGTAATGTGGGCCAGCGCCAATGCCTCAACTGCCCGTAGCGTGGTCTCCATCTCGTCCAGCAGCTTTTCTGAAGCCATATACTGCTCATACCAGCGCTGTTCCTGCGCTTCCCAATAGTGGGCCATCTTCATTTGCCGCCCGCCTTCTTTTTAGCTGCAATGAGCGCATTGACCTTGCTGACAATGCCCTTGGGCTTGTTCTTGCTGCCAACAGGGCGACCGCGCTTTGAAGCGGGTTTAATGGGGCCACGGCCATGTTCTGCCCTAAGCTTGTTGATATACTCGTGCAACGGCCCAACCTCGACCACAGGCTCCCCGAGGGGCTTAGAAGACGGCATAAGATCTGACCGCGAGAGGATCGTAGCGGCTCTCCGGTCTATCATCGCCGCGAGCCAATCATTGACGGTTCCTTGCGTCAGTGCGGGCAACGGCGGGAACGTCTTAGCCTTGCTGGCGCGCTTAGCCTTGCGAGCCTCACTCTTGCGATCATTCTCCGCGATGAGGCGGTCAATCTCGGCCTGCTGCGCTTGACGGTCAGCTTTCCACTTCTCTTCCATCAGTTCGCGTGTGGTCTTCGGCTTAGGGATTACACCTTTGTCAGCCAAGTGCTTGTAAGGGTCGTAGCCCTTCGTGATATCAACCCAGCCATCGGCGCGAATCCCGCTTTCACCGAGGACACCGCTAAGGATGTTCGCATACAGGCTCGCCTCTGAGACAAGCTCCTTATAGGAGCCCGAAGCATCGAGGCTGCACACGGTGTTCGCAAGGTTGGCGATCATCTCTTGGCATCGCTTCAAGGCACCGAGAGCATCATCAAGCTTCCGCTTAGGAACTGTGGTTTTGTAGGCTATGTCGAGAGCCGCTTCGAGTTCGGATATCAAGTATGCGGGGACGTATTGGGTCATGTGTTGCTCCTAATTGAACAACCCCAATGTAAACCATTTGATTGACAGTTCAATGGTTAATCACAAGTTAATAACCAATTTATGTTGGCAGATACGGCGGGCGATTGAAGGTGGTGTTCTTCTCGGCGCGCACATCCTGATTCCGCCAGCACCAGATTTCGCCATCCTGCTGAAAGCAAGTCCAGATCAGATCATGCTCTGGGCCGTAATCGATTAGGATGTGAGCCATAGCCTTGCCCTTCGGTGTCACCACAGGCAGCGGCGGGTTGAGTTGCAGCATTGTGCTGTTCACGTCATTCTCCATCGTCATAAGTAGTTATGCAATCTTCTAACTTTGGTGGCTTGGGCAGCGTCGTCCAATGCGAGTAGAACTCGGCGATGTTCACAAGCTCCCCGTTCCTGACGTAGTGCATGTGAAAGTCTCGGTTGCCGTCGATGATCCCGAGCGCCTGCCTTAGCAGCACAACGTCACAGACCCACTCATAATCTGAGCCATCCTTTTCATCGCTGTAGTCGTAGTAGTAGCCAGCGAGGACATGGGTGCCGTCTTTCGGAGCGGTGTCGATAGGTTTCCATCTACTCATTTGCATCCCCCTCTGGTTGGGCCTGCGCAGCCAGCAGGATGGCTCTTAGGGCGTCCCGCTGCTCAGGGTCGAGCGAGGCGCTGTCGATGATCGTATGCTGCTGCATCTGGATCGGAGCGCCATCCTTGCCGGTGACTTCCGTCTTCGTCCTTGGACCATACACGCGAGACGCGATGCGCTCTGCGTTCCACTGTTCGAATCCCAACTCGATCTTGAACCAAGTCGGATCTTCCTTGGCCTTCTTAGCATCCTTGATGGACAGGCGAAGGTCAGATAGCCGTTTCTCCATCATGGCTTCACGCGCGCGTGTACATAATGTGTCAAATTCTGGATACTGATCCTTCCACCGATAAATCTGCCCACGGTTTAGCTCAAGATACTTGCAAGCCTCAACCATATCCATGCCTGCGACTAGGCACTCGTAGATCTTCTCTGAGATCTCTGGGCCATACTCGTGCTTTGCTGGGCGACCAACGCGACGTTTGATCGCTTCAACAACCTCCGGTGTTTCGCTTGCCTTCTTGATTATCTTACTCTGTCTCGGCATCTGGTGCCTCGTTCCCTATGACATCCCATCCCATACGCCCGATGCGCGCGAACATCTCTAACTTGGGAGTTGTCGGGTATAATGTCGAGATCATGTCCGCGAAGAATGCTGGCTTTTCGCTGTGACGGCCAAGTGGGAGTTCGATGACTGATGGGGGTTGTGTGCCCATTGACGGGGCGGGAACTTTGCCCTTAGTGCCGATCAGGAGCATCTCGTGCTTGTTGCGCGTCCAATATCCGGTGCCGATGCGATCCTTGATCCAGACGATGTGCGACTTGTACTCAAAGCCCCATGTGTCGAGGAGGTCGAGCGCTTCGGGGAGCATTGGGACTGTGGCCCACATGAACATGACGCAGTCGTCAGCCGCAGGCACATCCAACGACATCATGTCGAACATGGACATCGTGGGGTAGTGGTTGTCGGCGGATCGATCCATGCCGTTCTCGCTGAACGTCTCGTACTTCCACGGCGGGTCTGCATAGATGACCCCGTAAAGGCTCGTGTTGGCGGATAGGGATTGGCCGATTGTCTTTCCGGCAAGCTGCTGCTCCTTCTCTTGCCGGGCAATCTTCTTGATGGCCTGCTCTGGCTTCGGATCAGCCATGACTTGCGCTTGCTGCTTATGGTCAAGCTCTGCAATTTTAGCTGCTACAGAGACAGCGATCTCTCCAGCCTCGACAGCCTCAACAAGCTCTCGTGTTCCTTGCTTCAGAACCTTCTTGGCTTTTTTGACGGTGAAGTCGCTGACGTTCATACGCTTGGCTGCTTCAGCATTGCTAACCGCCGTGGGTGGGAGATTTCTACCACCCCCCATAAATTGGTTATCGCCAAGCTTCAGGTTAGCTATGCGGGCCGAGATCATTCCACGCTGGGAATCATCCAAATGCCTACGACTTAGGTTTAGGGCTATGACATACCCAAGGGCGTCTTCACCCTCGTATTCCTCAAATCTGGGCTCAATGCCGAGGTTGATGCAAGCCTTGTATCTGTGCCTACCGTCAAGGATCTTGCCCTCATGCAGAACGATAGGCGTGAGCTGCCCGTGATCGCGGATGCTGTCGATCAGGCTGTTGAATTGGTCTTCCGGCATGGGCGGGAAGAGCTTGCAAAGATCATGTATTTCGAGGTCTGTTGTTTCGTTGGTCATGATATCCCCCTGAATGGATGGGGACGCCGTGAAGCGCCCCCGATGGTGTTAGCGAACTTCTGGGAAATCCCCGGAAAGGTTCCATGTGAAGATAGCTTTACTAGGACGCACCTCGCCACGGAAAGCATTCCATGCCTGAACAAGCAAAGCGTTGCGCACGGCCTCATGCAGCCTTCCGCCGTTAGCATCCATGCGCTCTCGGATCGCGGTGATGTAGACCCTGCCGTGACCCTTGTTGTTCAACAGCAGATCAGCGAACTCGGCGGCATGCTTCCGGTTGATTTTGCTGAAGATCAACAGATATGCAGCCAACGCCCCTGCTGGAAGGTAATTGCGGCGAGGCCCAGACGCTGTGCGATCCTTACCCGCCTTTTCAATGGCGACAGCAGCAGAGACCGCATTATGGAAGATCGGCGTATCCAACGATTCCTTGTAGAAATTGTAAAGCTCATCGTTGGTGTAGGTCACGCCACGGTTGAGAGGGTCATTGCTGTGGATCATGACCCACCGGGCAGCCGATGATGCAACGCCGGGGTGAGGAACCCGCTGAATGGTGAACGCATCGACGTTGCTGCGCTTCCTCCCGATATCAATCAGGGCGAAGGAGCCATCCGAGATATTGAACGCCGCAAATGTCGTTAGGGCCACTTTAGCGCGGGCGCAGGCGAGCAGCCGATGCTGGCCGTCAAGCAGATACCCCGACTTACTGAAGACGATGGTGGAGCCTGTGACGGGCCAGCGCTTGGTTTTCATCGCATGGACATATTCATCTACCTTCCGCTGGTTTGGCTTGCGGTTGGCTCCATTGCGGGCCTTGAGGATATGTTCAGCTAACTCAGGGCTGATCGTGTAAACGCGAGCGGAATCCGATGGTGCGGTTGAGACCAGCGAATCTAAAATTTCAATCTGTTCATCAAGGGGTTGGCCGGGCATGAAATAGCGCAGTGGCCGCTGTTCTTTCAGCATGGTGGTGTTCGACATGGTCTTCTCCTAACGGGATTGGATACCGGTCCCGCAACCGGCTTGTGCTGATTTATCAACCACTTAGGATAACCCAATGCTTTATTAAGTAAAACCCTAGGTTTACAGTTTCCCCAGAAAAAATGTGCTAATATCTGGCAACTCGCACCCTTCGGAGTCCGGCATGCAGATCAATCGGGTTTCCCCATCCATCCTTCAGGCGCTTGGCTCCAAGACGCAGCCTGTGCAGCGCCCGGCTCCCGTGCAGGGAACGCCCCCGGTGATCCGGGAACGCTACTCCGAAGATCCTGCGGTTGCTGCCGCCATCGCTGAGATGAACGCCTACACCGGCATCGGCAAAAAGGCGAAGCGGTTCTGAACCTCTTCAATCAAACCTGCATTTACCCGCATCTTTTCTTGGTAGAGGTTTTGGAGCGTCTGGCTCAAAGCCTCATAGTCGGGATGATTCAAACCCTTTTTCCGCCCATGTAAAACCGTGGTGTGATCCCGTCCGCCGGATGCCCGGCCGATCTGCGGCAAGCTCAAATGCGGGCAATGCCTGTATGCCAACGCCCACAACAATTGACGATCAAAGCAAAGCTTGTGGGTGCGCCGTTCCGCAAAGATCCCCCGGCGTTCATACCCCAGATGCTGGCACACGAGCGCAACAACCTCGTCAAAATTCACGCGAATGAAGTCTGGATGTACCGGCTGCACGGTCATGATGGCTATGGGTGCTTCGGTAGCAACCGGCTCCGGCTTTGGTTCTGGTTCAGGAGGAGGCAACATGACAACCGCCCTTACCGCAGGGCCATGCAGGCGGGCGCGAACAGTAGCGTAGTGAGCCATCAGGTCTTCGGCTGTGCTGAACTTAGCGATCATCGTTTGCTCCTTTGGTCGATGTCTTGTGAGCCCCAATTTTTGGAGTCGTTGAATGGATCAGGCAGGGCGGGCGTCAGCCAAGCTATGATTGCAGCGGCTAGCATCAATCCAACAGGGACAACACCAAATGCAATAAAGGCGATTAGAAGCTCTGTGGGCATGGTTCTAGTCCTCTCGGTACTGTCGGGGCGGCGCGGCTGGTTTTTCCTGCCTGCGGGCTCCGTAGCTCGTCCTAGGGGCATCGTGGGCGGGATGGTAGCTGAGATCAAACGTGCGGGGGTCTTCCGAGGGAACCGTGGCCGCTTTTCCAATGCCGCCCCAGATCGATTTGAACACCTTAGCGGTCTGATGTAGGCGCTGCTCTTCGAGGTAGTCCAGCCACATGGCGCGGGCCTTCATCTGACGGTCGAGATCTTCGGTGGGGTTTGACCAGATGATGAACGTCGCGTCGGGGGCCATCTTCATGTAGTTTTTGGCCTTGTCGTAAAATTTGCGGCTATCCATTGCTTCGCTCCATCTTTTCTTTGTTTTTCCAGAACTCGTCGAACCGGCGGGCGGCTTCCCACTTCTCGTCTTCCGTCAGTTCACGCTTTTGGCCTTGGCCCTGCGCGAAGCTACCGGCGGGCTCATCGGCCCATCGGCCTTGGTTCAACCATGTGGCGGGGTGAACGGTGAATTGCTCATCCTGCCCGGCCCGGCTTGTGGCGTAGCGGCGGATGCCTTCCAGCAATTCGGAATCCGAGGTGGTCTTGCGAGCTTTCTCGTATGCTCGGCGGGCTGCTTCCTTCCCGATCCTACGGGGACAGGCCAACCAAAACTTCTCAAATCCGACGATAGAATCTTTAGTGATAGGTTCTATGATAGGATTGGCGGCAGATTTTGCCGGTGGGTGCTGCAAATTTTGCCGGTGGGGGGCGGCAGAATCTGCCGGAGGGTATACCGTATCTTGCCGGTGGGGGGCGGCAAATTCTGCCGGTGGGTTCAGCGTGTAAGTTAGTTTTGTTCCAAAGGCATGCTTGGTCGTTTCAACTGTCAATAAACCATGCTCAACCAACCAGTTCGTCTTGTCGCGAACTGTGCGTTCACTCATGCCAGTATCAGCCATAAGCGTCTTCTGGCTCGGCCATGCCCGATAATCTTCATCGGCATAATTTGAAAGAATTAGCAGCAATAACCGGCAGCCGGAATCGCCAGCCTTTTGTTTGATAGCCCATGCCATAGCTTGGAAAGACATCTGTTGACTCCTCATATCTTGTGCGTTGCACGAGGAGCCAGCCACATGATATAGATGTGGTCAGTCCAACGCGCGCCGGAATCGCGAAGTTGGTTTCTGAGGCCCGCTGGCTGCAACCCCGGCGGGCCTCAATCTTTTCATATTACACTTTTACGGCAGACTGCTGCAAGCGCAAAGTAAGCTCCAGCAGTTTTATGGCTGATGGGTGGATCTTGCTTGTACCGCTCAACCAATTGTAGATCGTCCGCTCTGACACGCCGCAGATTTCAGCGGCTTCGACGTTGACGAAGTTGAGTTCCCACAGCAGGCGGTTGAGCCGGGTGGCGTCAGACTTTAGCGGGCGTGGGCACATTGTACATCTCATCAATTGCTTGAACGACATCGGCCTCAGACCAGACAAAACTGGGGTCATTGGGGCGGTTCTTCAGGGCGCAATAGGCTGCCCACAGATCTGGGTTTACCGCGCTGCACAAATCGAAGCTGGGCATGTCAGGAAACAGGTCATCGGCAAACTGATTGATCAGGTCAAGGATTGCCTTTTCGCGGGTAGGCCCGTAGCCGATCCGGTCATTGGGCTCGCCGCCGTAGGTGCTGTCGTCAATGGCTGACCAGTCCATGTCGCGGGTGCCAATTGGGGGGAAGTCGAAGGTGGTGATGATTTTCATGGCTGCAATCCTTGTTGGGGTGGCGGGTTAGTCTTCCTCGAAGCAATCACTCCCTAATCTCAAGGGCAACTTGCTCAAACTCGTCGTAAATTTTGCTGATCGCCATATACCGCTCGTTGAAAGCGTCACGGGCTTCAATGGCGGCTTTTTCGCCTTGTGGGTAATAGTCCCGCCCATTCGGGGTGGCGGCCCTCATGGCGGCCAGCAGGCCCCGGCAGGCGTCGAGGATTTCCATGTGTTGCTCAAGCAAATCACGCGGTGAGCTACCGTTCAGGTGGATGGTAGGGATCAGAAGCTTGTTCATATCAATCTCCATTGGGTCAGTCTTCCTCAGATGAGGCTTCGTCGAGGTTAGCCATTAGGCTGTCGAGATCGACCAAAGCGCTTTCAAGGTAGCCAATGCGGTTGGTAAGCACTTCACCCTTTTCGCTTTCCTGCCACTTGGCAGATTTACGGTCGAGGGTGTCCTGATACGTCTCTAGGATGGCTTTGAGATCCGATTGGATCTGCTCAAGATTGGAATAGAGGGCATTGATTTTCTTGACGGTCATGGCTGGGTTCCTGTCGATATTTGTCGGAGATTGTCGGAGATTGTCGGAGTTGGGGGCCGCAGCCCCCAGTTGTTAGATTTTGACGTATTCGCTGGGGTTCAGCCAGAAGGGGCAGCCAAGCGAGCCAACCAGCTTGCCTTGCACATAAACCGCCTCAACATACTCAGCATGGTCAGGGGTTTCCATCTCAACGATCTCAACAAAATCCGAAGCCTTGACGCCAGAGTGGGGGTCAGCGCCGAGGACATGATCAGCGATGGATTCGCACAGGTCGTCCCAGAGGCCATTGCCGCCGCAGGAAAAAGTGAAAGTGGGGAGAGTTTCGTTGAGGGCGTAAAAGATGAAGGTCATGTTTTGGCTCCGTTGCTGTGGGGTAATCCAACCCCATGTCCGTACAATCTCATGATTCGGGGAGCATGTCAACTCTGCATGCTCCCCTATTTTATCAGGCCAGCACGGGGGCCTTCACAGCCTTCACACGAATGGTGGTGACAAGCTCGCCGGTCTTGGTGCAGGCAGCGATCTGCTCGGCAGTCAGCAGCTTCTTGGCGGCAGTGGCGTCAAAGCGGACGGGCTCGGAGAGAGTGACGGTGACAATGCTGCGCTCGCCTACGATTTCGTCCATGCCGGTGGCCTTGATCTCGGCCTTCACTTCGTCCAGCAGGCGGGTCAGGCCATCGATTTCGGCCTTGATGGAGGCGTAACGGTCAGCGAGGGTGTTGAGGTTGTTCATGGTCTTGCTCCTGTTTGTCTGGGGTAATCCAACCCCATGAACAGACATTACTCCCGAATCGCAGGACATGTCAACTCTGCATGTTCCCGCGATCCAAATTATTTTAGCCTGTGGATAACTTTATTTGGCCCCGCTGCCCAAAGGTGTGTCTTCCCATCGATTGATGGCGCGCATGTACACGTCCACCATGCTCTCGCGGGCCTCCCGCTTGCTGGGGTCTTCTTTGCGAATCTTGATAATTTCTTTTAGGGCGGCGGCATCGTAGCCACGGCCCTTGGTCTCCTTGTAAATGTCGCTGATGTCGCTTGCGATCTGCTTCTTTTCGTCTTCTAGCCGCTCAATTCGGTCGATGATGCTCGACAGATCTTTTGCTGCATTGTCCCCGATGATGTCGCTCATTTGCTTAGTCCCCTAAGTTTTCGAGGATGATCGTACAAGGAGCGCCGTCCTCGACCCAACGCGCCTCAATCCAACGGCAATGCCGGTCATTCGCGATCACCCCTGCGCCAGCTAAGGCATCAAGGGTGGCCTTCAACAGGTTGTCCAAATCCCGGTGCCGCTTGTCTGGCGGGACCACCAGCATCGTAAACTTGAACGGCCCCTTGATCCTATCGGCTCTACATTGAGCAGCGATGGCCCAACAGGCTGCTTCTTTCCACTTGGTGTACTCTGGCGACCTGTAGACACCGCCGCCCTTAGTGGCCCTCCACAGGCGGTTCATGCTCGGCGGGAACGGTATCTCGATCCGTAGCATTGCCGATCCTTTTTGCCTCTAAAGCGAACCGCAGGAGACGGTAGGCCTCATGCTCGCGGATTCCGTAATGGTCAGCTATGTCCACGGTGTCCACGCCACGCAAGAAGAGCTTCAGCACCTCCATAGGCGTCGTCGTTATCCGAGGCGGGTCAGATACCGTCATAGATATCAGGCCTTAACACGGCAGGCGAAAGCCCGGTGAACTGGGACAAACGCCGCACATACTTAAGCGGCACATGCCTCCATTTGGAGACGGCTTGGCGTGTGACGCCTAGCTCCTTCGCAAGCTTGGTCTGGCTGCCGTAGGCGCGAAATACGTCGAGGACGATGGGATCACACTGTTTCATGTTGTGTAAAATAAACGAGCCTGTGGGTACAGTCAACCACTCGCTTGACCTATGTCCCCAAATCATTGTACCCATAATTTGTCATCGGATGAGGACAACATGAAACCAAATATTGAACAGCTTAAGATACAGATCAGCTTGCTACTAGATCGGCACCCTGAACTGGTGGATGATGTCGATCTACGGGCCGACATGCTTGAAGGCAGCACCGATCTCTATGCCATCATGGAGCGTTTGCTGAACGAAGAGCGCGAAGCCAATGAGCTTATCGCTGTGGTAGGCAACCGCATCGAAAACTTGTCTGCCCGGCGCGCTATGTTTCGCTTAAGGCAGACCTCCCTGCGCGCAGTCATGCAAGCAATTCTTGATCGTGCGGAGCTACGCAAGATTGCGTTGCCAGAGGCAACCATCAGCATCACACGCCGAGGGCCTGCGGTGCAGATCATTGACGAGACGCTTGTTCCTGACGCTCTCTGTCGATTTAAGCGCGAGGTTTCTAAAACAGCAGTCAAAGAAGCAATCAACGCTGGTGAAGAGGTGCCCGGAGCGGTCCTCGATAATGGCAGCGAAACCTTGAGGATCGGCTAATGTTTTCGACTCAAATAAACGGTGCGCTATCAGCGCCATTAGATCGTGCGTTCGTGAAAGAGCGCGAGCAGTCGGGTAGACGGTTCTCCTACATCGAGGGATGGCATGCAATCGCTGAAGCAAACCGCATCTTCGGCTTTGATGGCTGGCACCGAGAGACTGTCGAGGTTCGCCTTGTCAACGAAAGACCACGCAAGATCGGTCGTGATGGTCGTGAAGGGTGGGCTGTTAGTTACATCGTGCGTGTTCGCATTATTGTTATGGATACTATACGCGATGGTATGGGAAGCGGGCATGGCATTGATGTCGATCTCGGCCTCGCGCATGAGTCAGCTATTAAAGAAGCTGAGACTGACGCGATGAAGCGGGCGCTGATGACCTTCGGGAATCCATTCGGGCTCGCGCTCTACGACAAGGAACAGCGTCAGGTTGTTGAGGCCCAGCCCGAAAAGCTTCAGCCTACAGACCTGAACGCTATGATTGAAGAGGTCTTACGCATGAAGACCACTACCGCCCTGCGCAAGTGGTGGAAGCAGACCGCCGACTTCCGCAACAGCGTTGGCCTTGTGGATGGCACTGAGGAATATCAGTTGCTCTACACCACCTTTGTAACTCACGGGAAAAAACTTGCAGCAGGAGAAACCGTCAATGGCTAATCGTTATGATGCACTCACAGTTAGCAAATATGTTGATCGCAATGGTGATGAGAAAAGCTTCTTTACCAAGATCGGCACGATGTTTCAAAGCAAGAGCGGCGATACATACAGCTTGGAACTTATTGCGCTTCCTATCCCAGATAAGGAAGGCAAGGTTCGCTTGTTCCTCAAACAACCGGAGCAGCGCGAGGGTGCGCAACAGGTCTCGCGTAGCACATCTCGTCCTGCGGCTCGTCCGCAAGCGTCTGAGGACGATGTAAACGATTCAATTCCGTTCTGATGGATATTCTCACTCCTAGGGGGCAGGAGTCGAGGAAGTGGGAGGACCGGGCCGTTGAGATCTGGTCCTCCCATTACCCCAATATAATATATGCCTCTACCGATAAAGACACGCCATGCGTTGTTGATGCGGTTCTTGTGAAAAACGGGAACGTCATCGGTGTTGCAGAGCAAAAATCAAGACCGGGCATCTCGTTCATAGACTTCATCGTGACCTATGAAAAACGCTGGTTGGTCACACAGAAGAAACTAGACGACGCTTCAGGGGTTGCCCGATCTTTGCAAACAGGACTTGTTGGGTTTCTCTACTTCCCATCAGCAGATGTGCTTCTAGTGAAGACCCTGTTTGCGCATGGCAAAGGATGGGTTGCCGATATCAGGACAGAACAGACCAGAACACAAGCAACTATCAATGGTGGAAGCGCCCTTCGCTACAACGCATACATCGACATGACCGGGGCGCTCATATTGCGGGGAGATGAACATGGACCAAGACAGACCCTTGAGTGAACAATTCAGGCTTATAGCGAAAAAATGGGTTGATGCGGATTCCGCAGCGAGCCTTTTAGAAGAAACAAAGAGCGCGATGCTGGCTCGCATGATGTCAGCATTTGGCGACATACCGGTGAACCGCGCGGAGCTTAACGTGAAGGCCTCAGAAGAGTGGTTAGATTTTATCACCAAGATGGTGAAGGCGCGGGAGCGAGCCGCGCTCTTGAAAGTGCAATTAGAATACATCCGCATGCGGTTCAACGAATGGCAGTCCCATGCAGCAAATCGTAGAGCGGAGATGAAACTATGACATTGCTATCCGATGATGAATGGGAGCAGCAGGCCGAGTTTCTAGCAGATGCAATCACCGATCTTATTGACGGCAAAGACAGCGACATGATCATCGAGGTTCTAGCCTGCATAGTAGCCGACATGCTTGCGCCATTTGAATCCAATGACGGCATTGCCTTAGTGTTAGCCTTTACAGGGCAGATCCTTGAAAAGGCATACGGGTTAAGCGCCAAATTTACAAGCGGGCGCATACAATGAAGCGAGTCCGTATAACAGCAAAGATGCGGGCCGACATCTTTCTGTCCAAGGGAGGCATGTGCCACCTATGCAATATGAAAGTTGTGCCGGGAGCAGATTGGGATGTCAGTCATGAAATACCTCTTGAAGCCGGTGGGGCCGACGATGCAAGCAATTGGCTGGTTGCTCATAGGAAGTGTCATAGGACTCACACTAGCACTGTGGATATCCCACTGATCGCCAAAGTTAAACGGATTCATCAAAAGCATGTAGGCGCAAAGAAATCTCGGTCGCCAATGCCGCTTGGCCGCAATTCTAAATTCAAACGCAAGATGGACGGCACCATTGTCAGGAGAGAACCGTGAATGTTGTTTTTACGATAATCCTACCAAGATCGCTCAGACCTAAGTCTGTGCCTGCGCATGATGATGAAGGAAACATAATTCTACCATTCCAAAACATCTATGCGTCGGTAGAAGTGGATTCACTAAAAAACCTTTTGAAACTGCTTCACGAAAACGACTTCATAGTAGCGCGTGAGTTCAATGCAAAAACGAAGTTTGATGGCTCTCGCCTTTACGAGGATCGTGGCGAGGTCATTATCAACTGCCAAATGATTGGCAAAATTAAACCCTTCTTTGAGTGAGGAGAACCCACATGGAATACCGCGAAATCATGCATGAAGCTGCCCGTGTCTTCAATGACCGCAACATAGGGTATGGAGATATGAAAGTAGGAATTGCGAACGCCGCCCAATTGGCGACAATCATCACCGGCATTCATTTGACCCCACACGATGTCGCGCTTGTCCTGCATGCCGTTAAGCTCTCTCGGCTTAACACTGACCGCAGGAACCCGGACCATTACATTGACGGAGTCAACTATTTAGCTTTTGCGGGTGAACTTATAGAGCCCGTGCCATTGGGTGGCAATGTTGATGCCGTGCTGAATGGCATTGACCAAGAGTTTGCTACGCTAGCGGATCAATTTGAAAACCAAACCGCAACGCCTCACCAAGGCTAAGGAGCAGCTATGGTTGGCGGTGCCCCCAGACAAGTTAGATCGAGCGGCATCCGCCTTGATGAACTGCGGTATAATTCATGCCGTTATATCATCAGCGAGGTTGCCGCCCTTTCAGTGAGATACTGTGGGCATAATCGCCAACGAGGATCGTACTGCACCCTACATGCAGAACTCTGTTATTTGCCACCTAAATTAAAACAACATGTTGTTGCGAATTTGGAATCGGCATGAGACACTAATCAAGTCAAGGAATGGTCCTTGGCTTACATGCGGCGATAGTTTTGCGTTAGGCGCTTGTAGGCCCAGTCCCGTGATTTGTCGAAACGCGCACTTGCCCCAGTCTGTTAATTTAGACTGGGGTTTTTTGTTAACTATGCCAAGGCAGTGGAGGCGTCACAGTGGGAGGGTTTACCTGATTGGCGATGTTGGTGGCAAGTCCGGCCTCTATGCTGGCAACCTGCTCCGCGCCCATAGACGTTTGAACCCACCCAACAACCTGATCCTGTGTCAGATCAGCGAAGGGCGTGTAGGGCGAGCCAGCCTCGTAGGTGACGCCCGCCGTGCCATAGGCGGTGGCGTTGTAGGTGCCGTCAGTGGCGTTAACGCGCCATGCGACGTTGAACACCACGTCAGTCTGGCCTTCGGAGGTGGGGTAGCAGTTCATCTGCTCGATGACCCAAGTGGTAGTGATGCTCATTGTACGGTTTCCCTTAAACTGAAGTTATGGTTTGCCACGCAGACCCACTGTACACGCACAGCTTGGCAAGCGTTGTGTCGAAGACAACCAATCCCGCCGCTGGCGACGATACGGCGTTCTTCTGAGTTGTCGTCATGTTCGGGAAACGAACACCTTTTGTCGTTGATTGCGCATCTAGAATTGCGCTGGCGTTTGGCGTAGCGGTGCCAATCCCCACGTTGCCGCTGGAGTCGATGCGCATACGTTCGGTGTTTGAGGTGGCAAACTTCAGGTTTGCAGACTCCTGCATCCAAACAATAGCATCATTTGAGCTATCAACGCCGACAAGCATCCCATCGCCAGCAGCAGTGCCGGTGCTGCCATTGGTTATTTGGAAGTAGTTGGCGGTGCTGGCGGGGGTGACATTAAGTTGTAAACGCCAGTTTGGCGAACTCGTCCCAATCCCCACGTTGCCGGTGGGCACATAGAGGTCATTGCCAACAGCCACATTGCCGCTGGCGTCGTTGACGAGGTTGTTGACCGTGGCAGAGGGGTGGAGGATAGTTACAACCTTGGCTGTAGACATCTCAGGTCTTCCTTATGTTTACAAGACGGCTGCCGGGCTCCAGCGCCACAAACTCATGGGCGTAGTTGGCGGGCCAGTCGATGACGTTGCCGCAGACCAGCACCTTCTCCCAATCAACCCCGTGCGCCCTGAAGCTGCCCTTGGCGACGATGGAGATATGCACGTCAGCTTCGGTGTGCGTGTGCATGGGCAGAACGTCATCAATCTCAGGGAAGTCGTAGACTGTCCCGTTCAAGATGCCGTACTCCATGACTGTCGTCTGCATCATGCTAGATCACCGTCGCCTGCAAGGTCGTCGCCGCCTGCGCTTCTCCAGATGTAGCATAGACCCGCACAGTCGCCGTAGCCGTGGCAGACCCGGCGACATTGGTCCCCGTCACGGTCACGGTCTGGGAGCCAACGGCGGTGTAGGTGAAGTCATATGACCCACTGGCGGGGAATGTCTGAAACGGCAGACTGCTGATCGTCACAGTGTCCGCGCCAGTGCAGTCCCAACTCAGGGTCGTCGTCTGGCCCACAAAGATCGGGCTGGGGTTGAACGATGCGCTGGCGGACGGTGGGCCAACCCAGACGCCCGTAGAGGGGTCGTAGTGCCAGCCGATGCCAACCTCCTTACCGTCGATGTTGACGGTGTAGTGATCAGCGGGCGGGTTCCATGTAGAACCCTCGTCCAGCACGATGATGTTGTCGCAAATGCCGGTGGCGTTGTCGATAACTGCAAAGATTGACATGATCGCTCCTTACGCCGGGAAGACTGTGATGATGATCTGACCAGCGCCACCAGCGCCGGAAGATGTGCCGGTGTTTGTTCCACCGCCACCGCCAGCAGGCTGTGTTCCGGCCACTCCGTTAGTTGTCGCCCCGCCAGCCCCGCCAGCGCCGCCAAAAGAGGATGTGCTGCCCGCTTGCGAGCCACTGCCACCGCCGCCGCCGCCGCCCCCCCAAACAGAGTAGACACCAGCCCCGCCGCCACCCCCAGCGCCGTGCATAAATGCTTTATAGGTCGGTTGGCCCTGATAATAAGGGTAAGCAACAGTGATGAACCCTCCGCAACTGGTGGTATAAAGCCCAGCAGCAATCAATGGGCCGCCGGGGAAAGCACTATTAAGTCCGCCACCCGCATCACCTGCGCTTAATTGCCCGCCCCCATTGCCGCTGTTACCACCAGAACTTCCGCCACCGCCGCCATACGCCGAAATTAAAGAACCGGCTGAAGAAGTGCCGCCTACGTTCCCAGAGGTATTGGCCGCAGTTATGGCCGTGCCGCCAGCGCCAACAGTTATGGTTTCAGTTGCACCCATTGCAGAAAGACTGAGCCACCGTTCATTATAACCGCCGCCGCCGCCGCCGCCACTTCCAGCAGAAAATCTACCCCCACTCCCACCACCACCCCAAGCCTGAATGAGGACGCGAGAGTTTGCGGAGTATGCGGGCTTCGTCCATGTGCCGGATGAGGTGAAGGACTGGACGTTGATGCCGGTGGAGGTGGGCGCAGACGATGCCCACGCGCTGCCGGTGCTGGTCAGGACATTGCCTGCGGTGCTGGGAGCTACAGCCGTGACCGCGCTGGTTCCGTTGCCGATGAGAACGGCGTTGGCGGTTAACGTGGCAGCGCCCGTCCCGCCAGCCGCCACAGGCAATGTTCCGGCAGTCATTGCGGACGATGAAGTGGAATACAGAGCGTTATTAGCCGCAGTCAAGGTTGCGAGCCCCGTCCCGCCTTGCGCGACAGTGACAGCGGTGCCGGACTGGAGAACAGTGCCAGTGGTGTTAGGCAGCGTCAGCGTGGTGTCGGCAGCCGCAGCGCCAGCCGAGAGAGTGACAGAACCGCCACCAGTTCCTTTAATTGCGACGGGCATTACACCACACTCCATGTTGAGCCAGAGGAAACGGTTATAACGACCCCAGTATCTACCGTCACTGGGCCGAATGTACCGGCATTCTTGCCCGTTGGGATAGTATAACTCGTCGTGATGGTGATGTCATTCAGATAGAAGGCCTTGCTTGACCCGCCGCCTGTGGGGACATCCGTCGAACTGGGCAGATAGACGTTCGTGCCATCGCAGACCACAGTCGCCACGATGTTGTTCGCTACCGAGACGCTAGAGCCACCGCCAGCAGAGGCGATGATGATGCTATACCCGCCCGTTGTCAGGTTCTTGACCACCCACTGCCCGCCAACCCCGGAGGGTATGGTGTAGGTCACATTTGCCGCAATCGCGCCGGTGACATTAAGGATCAGCTTCTGGTACTGGCTGACAGACAGCGTCACCGAGCCAGACGTTGCATTCAGGCTAGTTGTTCCGCCCAAAGCAGCATCAAGGATGGACATGTCACCGTTAACCGGGACGTTCCATGTGTTGACGTAGTCGCCGTTGGCAGGGAGTTCTAAGTTCTTGTTCGTAGAAAAAGTACTGGTCATTGCCCGGCCCTCAAGAGTGCTGGTTAGCGATTGCCAGAGCGCGAGTGATCGCTTCGTCTGACTGATTCAGTAGGGGCTCTGTAGCCTTGCCGTGGCCCTTCTTGGCGCGTTCAGCAGCGGCCATTAGCATAGCGGCGGTGGTGATGCCTGTAAGACGGCCCCCGGAGGCTCTGTGAGCCCTGCCGCCGCGAGCTTGTGGCTGTGGCTGTCCCCTGCCTGCTTCGACACCTGCGCCGCTGCGCGCAAGGACCATCGAGGTCTTTTCAAGGAATGAGCGGGCATTAGGGTCGGAAGCCGCAAGACGGGCAAGTTCTGCGGCCCTAGATGGGTCCATTACCAACTCAAGCGTCTTGGCTGCAACCCTCGCTTCTTTTAGGTTGTAGAGCTTGCCAAGGCCCGCGCCAGCCAAAGCAGTCATGATGGCAGCGGGATTTGCTGCCCACAATTGGGGTTGCAGGATAGTTTCTCCAAGGCCAAGAGCCGCCCCGGCAAAGCCACCCTTAAGTGATGGCGACAAGAAACTTCCAGTTCCGCCAGTTGCAGGCTTCAGTTGTTGGATATTTCGATTCAAATTTTCTTGAAGGATGCGCCCAATCAATGGATCTGCTTCATTACCCATCATCAATCGAAAACGAGCCATCTTGTCACCGGCTTGGGGGCCAGTAAACATTTTAAAAGCGGCGGTTGGATCTTTTTCAAGTTCCTGACGATATGCACCAGCAAGGCCATAAGCAGCGCTCGCCCTCTGCTCATCGTTCAAGCGCCTGAAAGCTTGTTCAATGTTTCGCCGATTTGTGGGATTCCCTTCTTTCAGATACTGCATCCCCAATTCAACTGCGTTCGTCGCACCAGCGGCTTCCGCTGCGGCTCCACGGATTGCATTGTATTCCGGGACGGCATTGTCCAACGTGCTTTTGAGGCGGTTATTGATAGCCGTGTAATTGCGAACATCTGAAGCCGTAGTAGGGCCGGGTGCGCCGCGCCTCAAAGAGTAGATCTGGTCATCTAACTCTCGTTTGACAGAATCCCAGAACGACAAAGGCATACCTTGCGGATTTGTAGCCCACCCTTGTCTAGTGCGAACCATCCCGATTGCACGGGGGTCATTGCCTTGAAGGAACGTAGTGTTAGCAACCCGATCAAGGATATTGCTGCCTTGCTGCAAAGACCGTGAGATGTTTGTTAGTTCAGCCCCTCCAATTTGCGCAGCTTCAGGGGAAGCCATTACACGGCGGTAATTTTCATTGTTCATTTCACGGCCAGCATTGCGCAGTCGATCACCTTCATCGAAAGGGTTCACCGCGTTGCCTTCGCCGAACACTCTATCAATATGCCGCTGGACATTCGTATGTGCCGCACCCCTAGCTTCTCCAGCGGCACCTGTAAAAGCACCAACAGCTTTCTCAGGAGCTTTTTCAGAAGCTTGTTGAATGAGAGCGCGGGTTTTGTCACCAGCGGCAGCAGCTACGGGAAGCTCCCCGGAAGCTAGAGCTTCAGGGGTTGCCCGTTGACCGCCTCGCGCAATGTCAGACCCCCAAGCAGAAGAAACGCGACTAGCTGCCGCTGCCTCAGGCATAACAGCGCCCTCAAGAGGCTTTGCCAATCCTGCAAAACCTTTAGCGCCTAAAGCGTATCCGGGGATAGACGCGCCTATCTTCAACGCAGTCTCAAGCGCACCCCCTTCATTTTGCTTGCCTTTGAAATACTCCTCGACTCCCTGCGAGCCAATACCAGCCCCCGCAGATCCTGCAACCTTCATTCCTATTCCGCCGGGGCCTGCAAGAGCGCCGGGAAGAAATTCAGCAGCGGTCCTTACATATCGGCTAGGCGTCCATTGCGGCTTGTAGTCCATAAATTCTTTTGCGCCGGGTATTACGGACTGCGCTTTTTTTATCATTGCCTCAGATGTTGGCAGATATGGTTCAGCCGCGACATCGTATCCGGCTTTACGAATCCCATATCGGGCAAGCGTTTCAATGTCGCCCGGAAGACCTGTCAATCCTACAGCGCCCCGGCTAAGACCAGCACCGGCTGAACGCGCAACATCTTCCCCAAGGGGGACAGTAGGCGCGGCTTTGGGCGCGGTCATTTCATTTAAATCTTCAAGAGTAGGCGCACCCTTTGAAGCAACCTCAGAACCTCGTGGTTTTTGAGGTTGAGGTGAGGGTGAAGCCTCCCCGTCAGAGAGCATCCGGTTAAGATCGTCAAGAGTAGGTGCTTTATGTTCAGCCACCTGAAGCTCCTTTGTTCTTGAAGTATTTGGTTATATCCGCGCCGTATTTTTCTTTTAGCAATCTTTCGATTACCTCAGGTGTATATATTTTTGCGATCTCTTTGTTTTTACCTTCGCCCATAAGATACGACAGCAAATGCTCACCAGTTGGGAGCTTAGTGCGCGGGTCTTTAAGGCCGGGAAGCAGCAAGAAGTCTTTCACATGCGCTTTTTCTTTTAAGAATTGGTTCTCCAATTCATATTCAGGATTTTGAAGCCTGTAAGCAGCATTTGCGTTTTTTGCAACAGGATTCAACATTCCAGTTCGCGTGGGGTCGCCGTAGTTCAATGTAAACTCATTACGATGTTCATCTTTATAATTATCTACATAGCCGGAAGCCAACAGAGATGCGGCAGCATCTTTGTCGATTGCTTTAGTAGCAAATGCTTTGGTGACATCTTCAAGAACGCCTCTTGCATGCATTCCAAGATTTTTAACCGCATCACTAGCCATGACAGCTTGCATTTTATCTGCAAGAGCAATTTGGGTCATAGTTCCGGGGGCAATGCGAGGGATGCCAGCCGTATCCAATACAGAATTGAACTTCGTCAATAGCCCCCCAAGAACAGGAGCTAATGCGTTGGGTTCAATAACTTGACCAGCCGCCAATCCAGTAATAGGCAGCGCTAAATTATTCATTTGATTTTTAGCGCTTTGAGAAGACTTGACGGATTCTCTTGCAGTATCAAGAAGCTTGTTATTCGCAACTGCATCGGATTCTGGAGACATAGAACTTAACATTGCGGTATGTTCTTGCTGCGCAAGATTAGCAGCGGGGCCTTGCGGTTTTGTGCGAGACAAATCTGTTACGGGGACAGGTCCGCCGATCAGTTCTTCCGCCTTTTTCCTTTGCTGCTGTTGGCCTTGTTCAAGCGCTTCCATAGATGTTTTAGGTTTCAAAGACTGACCGCCATACGTTATGTTTTTAACATCGTATATAGGTTGCCCATTGGCATCAAACTTACCAATAATTTGACCGACACGGCTAAGACCTTCAATAGACCTCGCTTTGGATTCTTGAATATCAGCTTGTTGCTTCTCCACATCGCCATAAGCCTTCGCACCCGCACCAAGCCCCTGCAATGCAGCGGCCCACGGGGATATACTCTTGGAGCTTGCCATAGCTCCAATGCCTTGGAGAACGGGGAGAATAATTCCCTTGTTGCGGTCAAAGAAACCGAGTTCTGCGGATTTCCCTTCCGCAGGACGGCCAACATCTTGAGGTGGACGGCCAGCACCAAGGCCTTGCCCAGAACGATCAAAGCCGGTCATACCAGCGCCCATCGCCATGTAGTCTGAAAGGCTCTTACGCCCATCATTCGGGTTGATTTGACCGCCGGATTCAAGATATTTTTGGAGCCCACCCTTGCCGCCCAAATGCGCAGCGTTAATCATCCCTTGCTCAGTAACAGGGATGCCGTTGATTTTAGTGCCAATTAGGCGGTCATAGCCCTTATTGGCGATGAAGTTCGATATATCGCCAAAATGCCAAGCTTCGGTTTTTTCTTGGAGTTTTGCATTATCCATAAATTGTTGCGGAGTTGTGCCTTCTGGGACAACCCCAGCATTCATCGCGTCTTGCAATCTTGCGTGACCAAATTGCGCACGGCCAAAATGTCCATACATTCCGCCGTGGCCGCGAGCCTTGTTCTCAGCTTCCCAATTGCCGCCGCTTTCGCTTCGGATCAAGGTTGGATCTGAAGCAAGATTTTTCACTTCTTGCGGAATTGCAGCCGGGCGCTGCTCTTCACGCCTAAGTTCAGAGACAACATTAGGGTCTAGGCCGGGGGCGCGCTCAACAATCTCAGCATTGATTGGAAGATCATCGACGGTTCCAGCGGTCTGATAACCGTGGCGAGGAACGACGCCGCCGTTAGCCAAGAAAAACTTGCCTATATCAAATGCGGTTTTGGCAAGACCGACACCCTTTGCAATGTCACCGCCGAGACCACCACCACCCCCGCCGCCGCCGCCAGATGGCTTCAACATCTGAGGCTTTTGCCCACCAGCCTTCAGTACACCCTCCATAGGGTCTTTCCCGCTCATCACATCGCTGGGATCGTAGGGAACGGCTTCATCGCCTTGGCTGTCTTCGCCACCGCCATCAGCATAGTGATGGCGAGGCATGATGCCGCCGCCCTCAGACTTGAAAGGATTCAAATTGCTTATGAAATCGCCAAAGCCCCCACTGCTTGATGCGGTTGAAGCATCAGGGGTCGCAGGGGAAGACGGCTTTGCAAGATTTTTAAACTCGCTTTCAGTTAGATCTCGCGTTTGACCTGCATCTTTGACATCGACATCATTTGCGCCTTTTGGAGCATCGCGAACGCCCATCTTCTCGCCAATGCGCTGCGTGAGACCCTTGCCGCTAAGGCCCTTTGTCGCCTCATCAGCGAGGCTGTAAACCTTGCCAAGTTCCGCGCCAGCACCCGGAGCCGCTTTAGGAGCCGCACCCGCAGTGACAAGCTTGGGAACGTGCATCTGCTGTTGCGGCACAATTCCGCCGGGGCCATGAGGCGTTGCGCCCGCAGCCTGACCATAGGGGCCAGCCGCTGCAAAGGGGCCAAAGGACTGGCGCTGTTGGGCAAGAATTGCAGCAAGGTCATTGGAGTCCACAACGGAACCAGCCGTCGCGTAGCCGCCCCTCTCAAAGGCTCCCGGCTCATAAACAGCGCCGCCCATCGAGTTGGGGTCTAGACCGCCGCCGTAGGCCTTCCCAGTCCGCCGCAGGCTATCCCCAGTCTTGAAGCCGCCACGGTTCGAGAAGAACCCGCGAGGCTGCGTCGATGTCGTTGTCGAGCCAGACAGCGCGCCAGTTCCCATCGCGATGTTCGCAAGGAACTGAGCCACTTGGAAGTCGTAGCCGCGCTGCTGCAAGAACTGCTGATACTGAGCAGTATCCTGAGCCTGCTGTGTCTGCTGTTGAAGAGTGCCCGCGCCGATCTGCGCCTGAGCCCCCTGCAAGGCCGCTTGCTGCGCCCCAGTGCCAAGCCCGGCAAGTTGCTGGGATGCGCCAGCGCCCATCGCGTAGCCCTGCTGGCCGAGGCCACCCAACTGCTGGCCCAACTGTTGAACAGCCTGACGATTGGCCTGCTCTGCGCCAAGACCCACGCCCTGCTGCTGCTGGGCCGTCTGGAGAGCCTGCTGGTAATTCTGTTGATACAGCGGAGCGATAGCCTGCGACTGAGCAAGGCTTTGCTGCCCCCTCAACGCCTGACGCTGCAAGCCTGCCCTGTCGCCACCAAAAGCACCCGCCCTAATGGCTTCCGACTGTTGTTGGGAAAGCTGCTGACCCTGCTGCTGGTTCATGGCAGCTTGCGTGGCACCCACAACATTCTCAGTGTACGGGTTCATATAGCGGCCAACTTGAAGGCCGCTAGGGCTCACAGGCATCGCGCCTGCAAGAGCCGCCCCCGTAGCTGCTCCGATGTAATTGGCTCCACCCTGCTGGGCCCCCAAAAGGCCCTGCGTCGCCGCCCCGTAATAGGGCTGGGCCAACTGGGAGGCGGCGCTAGTATTTTCAATTCCTGCCGTCTGCGTAGGCGTCAGGGGGGCAACAAACTCGCCACCGTATTGCTGGAAAGGTTGCTGGGCAACATTCTCCGCGCGGGCGTTGACAGCATTGTACCGCGCCAAAACCTCCGGCGGGATCGACACCGATTGGGTTGATGTAGATGACTTCCCACCGCCCATATTGATTACTCCGCAGCAGCCGGGTATGCACCCGTCTTTGCATTATACAGGAAAAACGCGCCACTTGGTTTCCCAAATTGGCGCTCGTATAGACGAACTTTGGCTTCCGTACGGTGGTCCGACAGAACGCCGATGATCAAAGGAATCCCAAGTTCATCGGAAGTCTTCTTCGAAAACTCGCACAACCGCCGAGCCCGCCCCCCTTTGGCACTGCGATAGTTAGGATGGATGAAGATTGCTTTTTCCTCAAGCACTTCAGCATCTGAATACCACATTGTGCCGATCCTGAGAAGGATCGCGCCCTCTAAACCGCCGCCCTCGTCTTGAATGATGCCAACCAGCCCCCTATCGAGGTTGAGCGCGGGCCATATCTCGGCCAGCAGCTTCTGCGGGTTGGGATCAACAAATCCATTTTCATCACATGCCTGCATTGCCAGATCCATCATGGGATGGACATCATCCGGCGTTCCAATCCTGACCCCAAAATTTTCAAACATAGTCCCCCCTAATCCTTCTTTGGCCCCGGAAGCTTCCGAAGCGTCTGAACTGTTTTGGCCCGCATCAGTTTGACAAAGCTGTCCAGTTCTCTGTGCCCCAGATCGATGTTCCCGCCACCGATGCGCGTCACATCTTCAGGGTGAATAACATATTCGCCACCAGCAGCAACGATGGGGACGGGCGGGGAGGATGGTAGATTTCTCCCACCCAATGCCTTGCCGGGCAAACCTAATTGGGCGTCAGCACCCGGCATGCCAGCCATATCAGTCATTGGCGTGAAGATCGTATTGGCAACCTTGAACCCGGCTTCCGTGTTCCCCTCGCCCATTGCAGAAATGATATCTGCTGGGATGACGTAGGAGCCAGAGTGGACATGCATGGGCAGATGATCGGTGCGGCCAGCGACAGGGCTGCGGATAGGGCCAACGTGGATCTTCTCGGTCATAGGGGGGGACAATAACCCACCGCCAGCCGCGCGACGTTTGCGAGACTCACTAAGAGCAATCGCTACAGCCTGCTTCTGCGGGTAATCCGATTTCATCAGTTCCCTAATGTTGGAACTGACAACGGTATTGGAGGAACCCTTTTTCAGTGGCATGGCTTACCCCGGAGAATAGGTGACGTTAATGGACTGACCAGTGCCCGGCGTGACCACCAAGCCCGCTGAGAAGACTTGTCCTAATTTGACAATGCCAACTACGGCTGGGATTGCGCAAAGAGCATTAGCTGCTGCTACTGTACTGACAGCTCCGGTGTTGCTGATAGTCCCGGAAGTTGTGCCAGCGACAACAACCACAAAATTTACGAGATAGCCTTTTCCAACGTAAATCACTGTGGCGGCAGTAATCGTAGCAGAAGTTTGCGTTCCAAGGCCCCGAAGCGTTCCCTGTGACAAGTTATTGATGCCGACAACGCCGTTCTTTTGTACGGTAAGAATGTCATCAAGAGATGCGGGCATCAGAATTTTCCGTCAGGTTGGATGCGGTAGCGGATATTCCCCAATCTCCAGAACGAGCCAATGTCATTACTCTCAATGCGAATTGAGACCAATCGGCCACGGAACCGGGGCGTGATGAATGTCGTCGCCTGCGTCAGCGTATAAGGCCCGTAGGCGATAGGTGTCTGGCCGGGGTAGTCGGTCACATAGAACGTCAGCAGAATATTAGCGCCCTGCGTCCCATCAAAGTATCCCCATTTCATGTCAGGCCAAACTTGATCAATGAAACTTTTAACATCCGCCTCCGTTAGGGTGAAATAGCCCGTCTGGAAATAGGAGTTCATTGCCACGCCATCGGCGTCTTTGGAAGTTTCGTGCTGGTAAAGGTACTGGTTTAACCCTGCCCCAATTGGAGGCCCAAGAACCGATTCGTTGATCCATGCGGAACGAGCTACATAGGGGTTGGCGGTGGAATTGAAGCCGTAGTCCCATTGGTCAAGGATGACGCTATATTTGACGTAGCCGTAGTTTTCGCCGCCATTTCCGTTTGTGGGGAAATACCAAGTAATCTCACCAAAGCGAGAGTTGGGGGCAATCCTGATGCGGTCTAGATTAGACGTATCCAAATCCTGAAAGACAACATCCCAGATCGGGCATTTGATAGGCTCGACGCCACCCCCTGCAAGCCTGTAGAACTGGCTCTGGCCCATCCAGTAAACAATGCCGTTCATAGATCCGGCTGCTTTGCGCCCTATAAGACCGCAGCCAGTGCCAAGCTCGTTGAACTGATAGACATAGGGTGGCCCAACGTACTGCATGGCAAAGATGCCCAAGTCAGTCCATAGGAGGCCCTGTTGGGGGCCCTGAATACATTGAACAAGGCGCGAACCCTTGGGTATGCGGTAGCTGCCAGCCTGATTGGTAATAGTTGCGGTCCAATCATCGTAGTTGTCAACATCGCACCAGCGTACCAGCAAAGGATCTGTGATGCCGGTAAACGTAGACCCCCAAGCAATGATTTGGCGCTGCGGCATGGCAACGAATACGCCCTGATTTACCGATGGCGCAGCAACAATAATTTCAGCAACCGCTGTGCCTTCCGTGGGGTTCCATGTGTAGATAGGGCCGCCAAGGGGGTTGGCGATTAGAACTTCGCCCCAATTGTCCAACGTCCAATCAGTCGCATTAATTGGAACTCCTCGATAGGATGCAGGGATAACGCCGCCATAACCGTAAAACCCATATCCAGCAACACCGTACCCAACGCCCGGAGGGTATGCGCCAACGCCATTATGATAGAGGAAGTGAACTTGCCCACCGTTCATGGAGGCCGACGTGGAAGATGTTGCAGTCGTAGATGCGGAAATTATAAAAACATTGGCGCTTGTGACGCTCAAGACTGTGTAATTCCCATATATCGTACACCCACCGACTGATGTGGCAATCAAGACGGGGAAGGTATCGCCAGCCAAATAGCCATGATTATTCAATGTCACCGAGACAGCGCTAACCGCATTAACAGTGGTGAACAGAGCAACAGCGCCGCCATTGTTGACAGTCGAAGTGGCAAGATTGCTGGCATAAATGGTGTATTGATTCACATTGAGAGACGGGTTGAATATTTGATATTGTCCAAAAAGAACAATCCCGCCGATGCTAATTTGCGTTTGAATATCAACAACATAGTAATCATTTGTGCCACTGTTAGCATCAACAATGACAACCGCATTGCTGCCGGAAGTTGTACTGAAATCAATGGTAGTGTTCTCTACAGTCTGCTCAGGCGTGATGTCTTGGCTTCCGCCAGAAATAATGACCCCAAGTGAATTGCCGCCGCCAGTGATTGTCCCGCCTGAAACATAAGCAGTTGTTGTGGCGCTGGCATACGAAACACTAGTCGATGTAGCAGCCGTGACAACATAGGTGCCATTGTAGCCGTTTGGATTTACGCTGCTAACAGTGATCCGTTGATTGACATTAAATATGAACGGGCCAGTGAACGTCAGGGTGGCGGTTGTGCCGTTGCCGCTTGCGCCTGTGACAGTAATTGCGTCAATGCCAACAGCGCCAACAGCCAAATAAGAGTTGGCGTTGGTGTCTTCCCAAGCCCATAGAGCGCGAACCGTTGAGCCAATTTGGGCTGCGTAAAAGCGCGTCCACCCACCAAGTTTTTGGACTAGACCACCAAGAGTCCGATCCGGGATAAACCGAACAAGCTGGCTCTGCGAGATTGCAGCCTCATTGAGAGCGGGCGTCTTATTGACATCCACTCCGGGCATAAGCTTGAGGGCGGCATGGGGCATGGCTTAACCCCTTGTCGGCGTGGCAACAGTTGCAGGGCTTTGCGATGACCATCCAGCAGCGTCAAACTTTTTGCGCGCCTCCTCAACAATGGCGCTCTTTAAGAGGGCTTGATATTGGCTCTCGTAGGTAATAGCCATTTGAGGGTCGTCGTTAGCTCTGCCAAAATTGCGCTGATATGCGCTAATATAGATCATGCTCGCCATGATAAACACATCAGGCAGATACAGGCTGATGAACGTCGAAGTGTTTGTCGCGGACAGGCTGTTGGGACGATAAGTGCCTACAACTTCAACCGGATACGCTTGATCTGGAACTGGCCCAACAAAAAAAAGTGTCTCGTTGAAAGGCACGAAATATTCGGGCTTCCCACGGTTGGCCGTCAAGGATGACCCATATACGGCATCCAAAAATTCTTTGGTTGTGGGCAGCAACGGTGTACGAACACATGCATCGGGATTGGTTGTAGAGGCAGCATTTCCGCTGGCGTCAGTCAAAAGGTTAATCTGCTCGCTGACGACAAATGTCCCCGACGCAGCATCCAAATTTGACGCCAAGTTGATGTTGAACGACAAGTTCCTATTGCCAGCAGTCAGGACAAAGCTGACGCCGTGCAGGGACGTGGACGTAAACATGAAGTCAATGTCACGATACATCCGATTTTCGGCGTAGGTGATCATCTGAGGGAGGATCGTGACGTAGGCAGCGTCAGTCTCCGCTACGACAGCCATCGTGGCGATTTGGGTGACGTACTGCGAATATGTGAGGCCTGTGGTCATAGCTAACCCCGTGATCCGCCCTTTATACCATTGCCGGGCCGTTTACGCCATGCCGGAGGCTTTGTCCTTGACCTCGGCCACGCGAATGGTCCAGCCCTTGCCAAATGCCTCAAAGGTCGGCAGGCGCTTGAGGAAGTCGAGGCGCATGTCACAGAGAGCCATCACCATCTGCTCAGGGTCGCAAACTTTGATCGCTTCAAGCGACTTTGGCCCAATCACGCCGTCTGCCACAACCCCAGCAATCTCTTGGAGGTACTTGGCCGCGCGGCCAACACCTGAGTTCACTGCCAAATCATAGGCGGCGTAGTCCACGCCATTGGGGAGTTGGTCGCCCTTGATCTTGTCCCAGTACATTGCCTTGTAGAACGGCTTCACTATTTCAGGCGTAAGCTTGCGCATGAAAGTTTCGTCCACGGGCTTGCCGACGTAGCCCTCCCAAGCCGCCTTTGTAACGCCCAAGTTTGTCATTCCGCCCGGATCTTTTGGGTGATTTACAAATCCACCTTCGTGGGCCAGTACCATCTTAAAGCTGTCATCCCAATTCTCTTGCATGTCACTTGTCCTTAGCGGCGAGGAGGCTGTTCTTTTCCTTGGAGCCAGCGGATGAGCCAAAGTAGAACTGCATCACGCCGGTCCACGAGGTGCTGAGAGAGCCCAGCATCATCAGGAGGACTTCGGTTCCCGTCTGCGGTATCCCAAATACCATGATCCAGATCAGCGCCCCGAAGAACCCGAACGTGATGAAGAAGGCCAGTGCCTTGGGGGTCCAATCTTTCGTCTCGCGCTGCATCTGCCGGGCGCTGTCGCGGTCACCGGCTGCGATGCGCTCAAGGTCGATGTCGAGGCTCTTCATCTGCACTTTGAAATCGGCGTCGATCTTCTTGATGGCGGCGAGTTGGTCGGGCGTGGCGGACGCCATAGCCTCGGAGATCTGCTCCTCGGTGCCGTCCTCATGCCCAAAGAGGGCGCTGGACAGGGTCTTGACGGCAACGCCAGCCAGCGGGCCCCCCAGCGCCGTGGCGATGGACGGGGCCAGTTGACCAAGTAGGGGGCCAAATTTAGCAAGAAGGTCCATTTATTTGCCCTTTTCAAGCAGAGTGATGCGCTTGTCGAGCGCGGCGATTAGTTGTGCCATGTCAAAGCGGATGGCGGCGCGGGCCTGCGCGGCGTCAGCCACCATGTCCATGCGGCTCTTTTCAATGGCGGCCATTGAGCGTTCACGGTCCAAAGTCATTGCGGCGCGGGCCAAGGCGCTTTCTCGGTCAACCTTGGAGATCTGGTCGCTCAAGTGCTCCCTGATCTGCGCCATGTCGATGGTGGTGCCTTGCGGGGGGATGGCCTTGTTGTCGGCGTTGACGACTACGGCCACCTTCGACTTTAGTTGAATGATCTCGTTGTTGGCGGCGGAAAGCGCGCTCATGAGGTAGACAACGCAAGAGAACAGGATCGGGATACCCGCGAAGGTGATCTTCTCGACCAGTGCGCCCTTGCTGGCACTCGCAGCCATCTCAATGGCGAACTTTTCCTGTTTCTCTTCCGTTGTGCTCATTTGTCAGCCTTTCCGTCCAGCTTGTCATAGATGCGCTGGAACATCGTCTCAATGTGGTCCATGCGCTTGTCCATATCGAATTTGCTGACGTAGGATTTGGGAAGATCAGTCTCAATCGCGTGGAGGTCTCTGCGCAATTCTTTTACCGCGCCCCATATCTCTCTAGCAAACCAGCCGCCGACAGCTATGGCTGACACGCTGATGAAGTTCATAATCGACTGCGTTTCCATTATGCGGCCTTATCTTGAGTTTCACCAAGGTAGTAGGCGAGATTGGACCGCAGGCGGCCATCGTGCGGGGCCAAATCTACCGCAACCTGCCCCTGTTTGATAGCCGTATCCCTTAGCCCAAGGTTCCACGCCGAGATGGCCGCGAGGTCGTGCGCCTGATAGCCCCAGACCTCGGGGTCGCAGGTGTAGACCGCCTCTCGGTTGGTGATTTTCAAAGCGCGCGTGGCGTAAGCAAAGCACTCCTCCCAGCGGCCCTGCCGGTAGCAGAGAAGCGCCAGTTCGCACCACGGCTCGCGGGTGTTGGGGGCCTCTGACGCCGCCATCTGGAACGCCTTCTCGGCCTCAAAGGCGTTGCCAAGCTCGTTATAGCACCGGCCCATGACGCGGTAGGCGTAGCACCGCTCGTTCTGCCAAGTGGCGCGGGGGAGCGCCAGATAGGCTTTGCAGGCGTCAACGGATTCTTGCCACCGAGAATGAAAGCTCAACTCGCGGGCATAGTAGAAAGCGTTGCGCGGGCAGGCGGGGTCTTCCTTTACAGAAAGAGCCAGTAGGTCCATGTACTGCCCGCGACTTTTGGTCGGGTCCGGCTTGTGGACGGCAATGAGGAAGTCGGTCTGCGCCCAAACTTCTGTGATGCGTCCGTCAGGTACAGGATATTCGTGGCACGGGTGATGCCAGTGGTAGCCGTTTCTGGCGTGGATTTTCTCGTAGTAGAACGCGATGCCCGCGCCCCAATCAAACATGTAACGGAGGCGGGTGGTTTCTCCCTTGATCCAGACACGCTCTATCTCCTCGCGCCAGCCGGGCTGAAGAACCTCGTCGATGTCTAGGCTGACGCATACGTCAATATCGCGAGGAACAAGGGCAAGAGCAGCATTCCGAGCATGATCAAACCGCCAAGGATTGATACCAATGTGGTGAACAACTGCCCCATACTTTGCCGCCTCTTCTGGAAGTCCGTCATCCGAACCCGTGTCGGCAATCATGATCATGTCTGCGCCCGCTGCCGACGTGCAGAATCGCTCGACGAAGTGCGCCTCGTTCTTGCTTATGGCGTAGACTGCTATTTTTAATGTCATCTTGCCCCCCAACAAAATGTTAGACCTGCGGAACCTCAACCCACGCCACTGTAGGTTCATCCCAACGATACATCTTCCCATCATCTGGATACGCAACAGGCGACTCCCAGAGCCATGCCGTCTGATTCAGTATCCATGACGCAAACGGCTGTGGCGCGTAGAACACATCATTGGCCGCATCATATGAGTACCCCACGCCAGCGTAGTTGCCACGCAGGGCTGTGCCGCCATCAGGCTCGTTGTCTGATCCATAATGAACCCCGCCACGGGTGTTGTAGCTGGTCTGTAGCCACTGACCGGGCGACGAGTCCACGAATGTGTCAAAGAACTCCGGTCCAGCAACGATAACCTGAAGAACCTTGCCATCGCATACCTTGGCATAGTGTGGCATGATTGCTCCTTTAAGACGTATATGAGCCGGATTGCGTAAATGTAAGAATGGTGTTGGACCCACTTGTCGTTACCACCGTGCTGTATCCGGTAATGCTTGTTCCAGCCGTAACCGTTTGTGAAGGCGTGACAGTCCAAGACGATCCGCTGCCTGCGGTAATGGTTGTCCCCGTTGTAACGCCGGTTCCAGACAGAACCATGCCAATGGCAATCGTGCCGGATGTGACGGATGCAACGGTGAGTGTGGTTGTTGCTATAGCACCAACAAAAACCGCTGTAGAACCAGTTGTTGTCCCGCTGTAACTTGCAGTTGGAACACTGAGAATGACAACGCCAGATCCGCCTGCACCGCCCGCACCAACGCCAACGCTGGTCTGACCGCCACCACCACCACCGCCGCCACCTGTATTAACTGTTCCTGCGGTTCCAATCCAGTTGGGCGTGTTTGTTGTGCCGAAACCACCAGCCCCGCCGCCGCCAGCGCCGCCGTTTCCTTTGGTGCCGCTGTTATTTCCAGCGCCGCCGCCGCCGCCACCAGCATAGGTAACAGATGAACCAGTTATGGACGAGGCTGTCCCTGCACCACCAGCGCCGCCTGTCTGCCCAGAACCGGCACTGCCAACAGCACTTGCGCCGCCGCCGCCGCCGGACCCACCCGCAGCGGTAGATGATCCTGCGCCACCAGTGTTTCCCTGACCCGATGTTCCAGCGCCACCTGCGGCAGATGCTGTATTGCCGCCACCGCCGCCTGAACCACCTGCGCCGCCTGCGCCATAACCGCCTTTGCCCCCACCAACAGCGGATGTTTGGCCTGTGATTGAGGAGTTAGAGCCAACGCCACCACTTGCTTGGGGGCTTGATGTTCCACTAGCACCACCCGCACCCACCGTTGTGGTGTAGACTGTGCCGGGAGTTGCGGTAAATGTGCCTGCAAGCAACCCGCCAGCCCCACCACCACCGGCATTTCCACCGCCGCCGCCGCCGCCGCCCGCAACAAGTAAATAAGTGATTGTGTAATCTTGAGATGGGGTCGATGTGTTGAACCCTGAGTAGGCCAGCCAACCCTGTGTTGAGTCAATATATATGAACGCTACAGTTTCTCTGGCAGTCCCAATTAAAGCATTTATTGTAGATCCGTTTATCTTGCCGCTGTTGGGGTTTACGGTAATTTTATTTGTTGCCCATGTCCCTGCATAATCAGTGATCTGCACAATGTTGCCAACAGACGGACTTGCCGGAAGCGTGACAGTGATCGCACCTGATGTGGTGTTAACAGGATAAGCATTGCCGGACACTGCCGTAAAACTGGCAGTTTGCACCGACTGCAAGGCTAACATGCCGCCATTAGCAAAGGGCAACACGCCCGTAACGCCGGTTGTTAACGGGAGACCCGTGGCGTTGGTAAGAGTTGCGGATGCGGGCGTTCCAAGAGCGGTTATATTGCCAGAAGCGTCTAGCTGTGGCGACCGAGACGCAGCTGCCGTAAGAAATATGTTTTTGGTCCCCGCAGAAAATGTAACCGCAGATCCAGAGTTAGAAGAGCTGTAGACCGTTGTACGGGTAATTGTGTTGGCGGACGAATAGGTGCCAAGCCCCACTTCCCATTCGCTGGTTGTCTGCCCTTGGATTGAATAGTAACAAGTATCCCCAACAGACAACACAGCCGAGAACGTCCGATAACCTGCCGCAGGCGTACCAGACACAACAAAAGCCCCCGTACCTGTGGACGTGGAGCTATCAAGAACGCGATCTGCGGTTATAAAAGCCATTAAGCACTCCAGGGCAGCGGCGGGGTTACAACCGGCGGATTTACCTGGTTGGCGATGTTGGTGGCAAGCCCAGCCTCAATGCTAGCAACTTCTTCAGGCCCCATAGACCCCTGCACCCAACCAACAACCTGAGCCTGCGTCAGATCAGCGAAGGGGGTGTAGGGCGATCCGGCCTCGTAGGTGACGCCCACAGTGCCGTAAGCGGTGGCGCTGTAAGTGCCGTCAGTGGCATTGACGCGCCATGCGACGTTGAACACAACGTCCGTCTGGCCCTCGGCTGTGGGGTAGCAGGACATCTGCTCGATGACCCAAGTGGTAGTGATGCTCATTGTACAGTCTCCCTTTAGACTGAAGTTATGGTCTGCCACGCAGACCCACTGTATACACACAGCTTGGCAAGCGTTGTGTCAAAGACAACCAATCCCGCCGCTGGCGACGATACGGCATTCTTTTGAGTTGTCGTCATGTTCGGGAAACGAACGCCCTTTGTTGTTGATTGCGCGTCAAGAATTGCACTTGCATTTGCTGTAGCACCAATCCCTACGTTGCCGCTGGAGTCGATGCGCATACGTTCGGTGTTGGAAGTGGCAAATTTAAGGTTTGCAGCCTCCTGCATCCAAACAATAGCATCATTGGAACTGTCAACACCGACAAGCATACCGTCGCCAGAGGTAGTTCCGGTTGTTCCGTTAGTGATCTGGAGGTAGTTTGCGGTGCTGGCGGGCGTTACATTAAGTTGCAAACGAAAGTTTGGCGAAGCGGTCCCAATCCCCACGTTGCCGCTGGAGTCGATACGCATGGTTTCTGATGCGTTTGTCGTAAATATCGTGTTGGAAGCCGCTTGATTGTTAAGAACCAAACTTCCGTCAGAAGAGTTGCGCCTAACATAGGTGGCGGTGCTATCAAGATACAAGACAGCGTTGGACCCCGCAGTGCCAACAAGAATGTTTCCGTTATTAACGTGAAGTTTTTGACTCGGCGAACTTGTCCCAATCCCCACGTTGCCGCTGGAGTCGATGCGCATACGTTCTGTGGAGCCAGTAGTGAAAAACAGTGGCACGCTATTGGCCGTTCCTAAAGCAACCGCAGTTCCACCATTGCCATACATAACAATTGAATTAGTGCCGTCACTTACTGAAAGGCCGACGTTTGCAGAAGCGAGAACAAACACTTTCGAACCGTATGTGCTTGTTGTGCCAATCCCCACGTTGCCGCTGGTATCGACAGTCATCGCGGTCGTAGCGCCGTTATTGCCGACCTTGAAGAGGATGCTGTCGCTGGTGCCGACGCCGGAGGTGGATTGCAGCGTCAGGGAAGACGAGGCGGTGGTGCCGCCGATGACTGTAGGGACAGTTACAGAGCTACTAGAGTCAATTTGAAGCGTTTTATCGGCCGCCAACGTGATAAACACGTTTTTGGTGCCAGATGAAAACGACACCGCGCTACCGCTAGCTGACGATGACAAAACGGTTGTGCGGGCAAACTGGTTAGAACTGACGTAGGTTCCAAGACCCACTTCCCATTCAGAAGTTCCCTGACCCTGAATGCAATAATAGAACGTATCACTGACGCTCAAAACCGTAGAAAATGTCCGATAGCCAAACGGCGCAGATCCAGAAACGGTGATGTTTCCGGTGCCGGTCGTGGTCGATGTGTCTTTAACACGATCTGCGGTTATGAAGGCCATAGATCTATCCTATCAGGTAGCTTGGAACACGCCATTAGTAGCGTCGAGCGTGACTGTAACGGTTTCACCAGCCGCAACAGCCTGACTGGAACCGTAGTCCC